CTTTATTCCAAAGCTCCTGTCAGGTTCACTATGTGTTTCAGGAAAATGTTCGCTCCTCTTATCTCTGCCATCCGCCGCACCAAGTTCATCAATGGTATTGCGGTTGGAGTGAACGTCTACTCACACGAATGGGGGGAAATCTATTCCCAAATCTTGAAATTCAATGGTAATGATACTGATGCCCATTGCTTCACTGGCGACTATTCCAAATTCGATTCTACTCTCTTGCGAGTCATTATGGAAATCATTGGTGATGTAATAATTTCTCACGCTCCTTCCGAATTCCACCTCACTCTTCGCAATCTTTGGCGCGCCATCACACGTTCCGTTCACTGTTTCAGAGGAGTTATTTATCGCGCTTCCAACGGGAATCCATCCGGATGTCCTGTTACCACGGAAATCAACTCCATTTACAACAATGTTGTTGCCCGCCTCACTTACTACAACTCTGCCGCTCCCCCCGAAAAACAGTGGGACTTGTCTACTCTTGCTATGCTCATCACAGGTTCTCCTTTCTGTGATAACGTCTACTTTCTAAGTTACGGAGACGACAACCTAAGCGCCGTGAAGAAACGCGTGATGCACTTTTACAATCCTGATAATTTCACTAGGACTGCTGCTCATCTCGGTATGACTTATACAAGTGCTGATAAAGCTGGTGATTCCAAGTGGCTGACTCCCTCTCAAATTTCTTTTCTCAAGAGAATGTTCCGAGTTCAAGACTCCAAAGTCCTCGCCCCCATTGATGTGGACACCTTAAACGATATGTGTTTCTGGAAACCTTCTGACGTCCTAGCTTGGACACAGAAGTTGACCGAAGCAATATTTGAATCGTCACTCCATCCTGCCTACATCTTTGAGGGTTTGAAGAAAATGTTTCTCCACTATGTCTCTCAGCCTCGCTACCAAACTCTCATTCCCCCTCTCACGCATCTCCTCCAACAGGAACAGAATTATTTTGTCTCTCGAATTACACTCCGTGGTTCCGACTCTGACGCAGCCTTTTTCTTTAGTCGCGTCTATCAAGAGATACAGAAAACTACTGTTCTTTCAGATCCTGGGATCGTCACTCCGACGGCCCCATCGCCTGCTG